GCGGAAGATGTCGAGAAGGCATGGACTGACACGCTCTCAAACCTCAAGGCAAAGCTGACCAATATCCCATCGAAAGCCGCGCCTCTGGTGGCGAGCGAAACGGAGGCCGGCATTATCCAAGCAATGCTTGCCGATCTCATCAACGAAGCACTCGAAGAACTGAGCACTTATGACCCAGCAGTATCAGCGTCACGGACTCGCAAACCTAAAGAGCCATTTGAAGAGAGCAATGCTGGCGCTGAAGCCGCCACCACGCCTAAGCGTAAGCGAGTGGGCAGACCTTCAAAGACGACTAGACTCGCAGACTAGCGCCGAGGCTGGTATCTGGCGAACTTCGCGCGCAGAGTATCAACGCGGAATCATGGACGCTTGCAGTGACCCAACTATAAAAGAGGTCGTTGTAATGGCGGGCGCCCAACTGGGCAAGTCAGAAGCTCTGCTGAATATCATCGGATACCACATCGATCACGATCCGTGTCCGATTCTAATGCTACAGCCGACCGAATCAATGGCGCAATCCTTCTCTAAAGACCGAGTTGCCTCTGGTTTGCTGCGATCAACGCCGTGCTTATTCGGTAAGGTCAAAGATCCACGAGCCAGAGACTCGAACAACACTACGCTTCACAAGGTCTTTCCCGGCGGCAGTATTAGTTTGGTCGGGGCAAATAGTCCAGCGGGGCTTGCGTCACGTCCGATCAGGATAGTATTAGCTGATGAGGTTGACAGGTTCCCGGCATCTGCTGGCAGTGAGGGCGATCCACTTTCGCTTGCGAGAAAACGAACCTCGACGTTTTGGAATCGCAAGATCATCGCGGTATCAACACCAACCATCAAGGGCGTATCACGAATCGAGGACGCTTACGAGAAAAGCGACAAGCGCGAATATTACATTCCGTGCCGGCATTGCGAGCACGAGCAAACTCTGAAGTGGGCAAGCGTTCGCTGGGTTGATCGAGATCCCGACACCGCCAGTTATTTATGCGATGAATGCGCGACGCTTTGGACTGACGCCGATCGAAGGTGGTCGGTTAGAAACGGACGATGGATCGCCGGGGAAGACTTCAAAGGTATCGCTGGCTTCAAAATCTCTGGCCTGTACTCGCCGTGGACGCCTCTTGCGGATGGCGTTCGTGAGTTCTTATCGGTCAAGAAGAACCCCGAACAGTTGAAGGTCTGGACGAATACATATTTGGCCGAAGTTTGGGAGGATTTTGGTGAGTCGGTCGATGAATTGAATCTAATGGAACGCCGCGAGCATTTCGACAAGGTTCCAGATGGCGTTATCATGGTCGTTTGCGGGGCAGATTGTCAGGACGATAGACTCGAAATTACATTCCTCGGGATTGGACGCGACGAAGAGTGCTGGGTTTTGGATCACCAGATACTCTACGGAGATCCTTCAACGCCGCAATTATGGACGGCGCTTGACTCGCAGATTGCCAGAACTTTCGAGACTGAAGGCGGTCGAGAGATGGCCGTGAGATCCACGGCAATAGACTCAGGTGGTCACTTCACGAACACGGTCTATCAGTACGCTGCGCGGAACTTCTCCCGGCGGGTGTTTGCTATTAAAGGTGTCGGTGGTGAGGGCAAGCCAATCGCTGGCAAGCCGTCAAGAAACAATACGGTCAAGTGCAGGCTCTTTCCGGTCGGCGTTGACACGGTGAAAGATCTCGTTTTCGCAAGGCTTAGAATCCAAGAAGAAGGCGCGGGATACATTCATTTTTCAGACACGCTCAACGACGAATACTTCAGGCAGCTAACGGCAGAGAAAATAATCGTCAAGTTTGTTCGCGGTTTCAAGCGCAGAGTGTTTACGAAAATTAGACCAAGAAATGAATCGCTTGACTGTTTCGTGTACTCTTTAGCTGCTTATAGTATAATAAATACAAATGTTAATAGTATTGCTGCGAGACTTGAGGCAAAATCGGGAAGAACCGAGCCTGTTGAAGAAGTTGAAGTGATCGAACCGCCTATAAAGCGCCGGCCTATTCAACGCAGAGCGAGTTCAAATTACACTAATTCTTGGCGATAAAATGGCGAATTTGTTCGATCGTTCTAATTATCCAACGCAGGAACCGGCAACGCTGGCATCTGGCGACCGCTGGGCGTGGAAGAGGACAGACTTTGTGGGGTCTTATCCCACGGCTGACTATTCTCTAACGTATGAATTTCAAGATGACGCCGGCGGTGGCTCTGCAAACGCCTTCACAATAACAGCGATCTCAACCCCAGACGCTTATATTGTCGAAGTTCCATCCGCAACCACCGCCGGGTATGTCGCAAGCAGTTACCGTTGGGCCGCTTTCATCACCAAGACAGCAGACTCTCAAAGGGTAACTGTTGACACTGGCTTTCTCACGGTCACCGCTAACTACGCCGACACCACCGCAGACCAAAGAAGCCACGCCAAAAAGGTGCTGGATTCCATTCAAGCGGTCATGGAGAACCGAGCCACGATAGACCAAAGCTCTTTCTCTATAGCCGGCAGGAGCCTATCAAGGATGTCAGTGGACGAATTGTTTCAATACCGCGATCGATATCAGACCGAATATAACGCAGAAATCAAACGCGCTAGAATCAAGAACAAAAAACCCACGGGCAACATGATCGGGGTGCGGTTCTGATGGCTTGGTATAACGTGTTCGGAAGCAAGAAAGAAGTTAGAAAAGCGATCCCGCTGGTTAAGCGTTCGTTCAAGGGAGCATCGGGCGGGCGGTTGTTCGCTGATTTCTTCAGCAGTTCTGCTAGTGCTGACCAAGAACTGAAGCAGGCGCTGGTTACTTTACGCAATCGCAGCCGAGAGTTGTCAAGGAATGACGCCTATGTTTCACGGTATCTGAACCTTCTCACGTCGAACGTGGTCGGAGCGTCAGGGATCAGGGTAAACAGCAAGGCGCGTGATGCCGACGGGACACTTGACCAAGTAGCCAACACGATCATCGAGAGCGCATGGAAGAAGTTTTCAAAGAAAGGTAATTGTACGGTTGACGGCCAGCAGTCGATGATTGACTGTCAGAAAATGTTCATCGAAGCGTTGGCGCGTGACGGCGAGGTTTTAGTACGCCAAATTACCGACCCCGCGAGTGAGTTCGGTTATCGAATCGAGTTTCTCGAAGCAGATCACCTGATCGACACTAAAAACGAAACGTTTACAAACGGCAACCGCATCGTTATGGGCGTCGAGATAGACGCAAGACGCAAGCCGGTGGCCTATCATTTATACAAGAACCATCCGAACGATCTCGGAACCGGGCAAAGCAATGAGACAATCAGAGTCCCAGCGGAAGAAGTGATTCACGCCTTCATCAGACAGCGGCCAGAACAGACCCGAGGCTATCCTTTTGTCGCGTCGGTCATGTCAAACATTAAGATGTTGAATGGCTATTATGAAGCTGAGATCGTTGCGGCACGGGTAAGCTCTGCCAAGATGGGTTTCTTCACGACGCCCGCTGGTGATGGTTACGTTGGCGATGATCTTCAGGATGACTACACACCAATTTCGTCCGCTGAAGCCGGCGTCTTCGAGCAATTACCTGCCGGGATGGATTTCAAGCCATTTGACGTAGCTCATCCCACGACTGCTTTTGAATCTTTTAGCACAGCAATTCTCAGGTCGATTTCTAGTGGTTTGAACATATCATACCACTCGCTTTCCAATGACCTTTCAAGCGTCAACTATAGCTCTCTGCGAGCTGGCAGCCTTGAAGACCGCGACCAGTATCGAATGCTTCAGAAGTTCATGGTTGAGCATTTTGTTGAACCTGTCTTTCGGTCATGGTTGAAGAACGCAATGACCAAATCAATGAACCTTCCGATACAAAAATACGACAAATTCGCAGACGGCGTTTCCTTCATTCCTCGTTCGTGGGGCTGGGTTGATCCGCAGCGCGAAATGGCGGCGCACATTGCGGGCCTTCAAAATGGAATCGTGACCTATCAGGACATCGAGGCAAGCTACGGTCGAGACGTTGAGGAACTCTTTGAGCAGCACGACAGAGAGCAAAAACTGGCAGAGCAGTACAACATCAAAACAGCATTCCAACCATTCGGCGCGAAGTTGCCGACAGCAGCAGAAGTTCAAGGAGTCATTCCAGATGACGGAAACAATTGAAGAGCAAAGACACGTTATCAGCGTCGAAGAAACAGACACGTCGATAATCATTGAGTTTCAAAAAGAAGAGGTTGTCGAGGAAGAGGTTGTTGACGTTGTTGAAGAGGTTCCGGTCGATGACGTTGTTGATGAAGAGGCTCGCGATATCGAGCCGGGCAAAGTTGTTTACCGAACAATCGACCTTTCTCGCGGAGCAATCGACGAAGAAAAAAGAATAGTTAGAATCGGTGTTTCCAGCGAGACGCCGGTTGAAAGAGAGTTTGGCTTGGAAGTTCTGAGCCATAGAAAAGAAGACATAGACATGGCGTTTATGTCTTCCGGGCGAGCACCGCTGCTGAACAACCACAAAATGGATGAACAGATCGGCGTTATTCGTTCTTTTTACCTTGACGAGACGCAACGCAGAACCGTTGCGATGGTGGAATTTGGAAAGTCTGCTTTGGCTCAAGAGGTTTTTGAAGATGTGAAATCCGGTATTAAGCAGAATATATCTGTCGGGTATAGCATCACGAAAATGGCGCGTTCCAAAGACAGCGAAGGCAGAGAGATCTACCGGGCATCATGGACGCCGATGGAGGCATCTATTGTAAGTATCCCGGCTGATTCCTCCAAATTTGTTGGCGTTGGGCGTTCCGATCAAAAAACTTTAATCAATAATACTGGAGAAAAAACCATGAGTGATAATACTCTTGACGTTCGCCAAGTTACTGATTCAGCAAAAGCAGAAGTTCAAAAGTCTTTTACTGAAATCATGTCTTTAGGCAAGCACCACAATCAGCGTGATCTGGCTGAAAAAGCAATCGAGCGCGGCATTAATGCAGAGCAGTTCCGTGGCGAGTTGTTGGAAGCTATTTCCAATGCCCGACCTTTGGAAACTCCTGCGGCCGTCGTTGACATCCCAAAGCGAGAGCAACGCTCTTACAGCATCATCCGCGCAATCAAAGCTGCTTCATCTGGCGACTGGCGTGAAGCCGGTTACGAGCGTGAAATCTCCGATGAGATTGCACATCGTTCAGGCAAAGAAGCGCGCGGCTTTTATCTGCCCGGCAACATTAGCTGGGGCCAGCGCGGCCAGACTGCCGGTACTGATACTGCCGGGGGCTTTTTGGTCGGCACTGACCATTTGGCTGACCAGTTCATCGAGGCACTGCAAGCTCGTTTGACCATTACTAGTCTTGGCGCTCGCGTCATGCAAGGCTTGAAAGGCGACGTTGCTATTCCCAAGCTGTCTGCTTCTGTGACTAATGCCGCGTTCGTTGCTGAAGGTTCAGCACCAAGCGAAGGCGCTGCCACTTTCTCACAGGTTACAATGTCTCCAAAGACTTTGGCCGCTTATGTTGACGTTTCACGTCGATTAATCCAGCAGTCAGACCCTTCAGTTGAGCAGATTCTGCGTAACGACATCATCAACACTTTCGCACGAAAGATTGACGAAGTTGCTATTCAGGGCGGCGCAGCCAACGCTCCTTCTGGTATCATTGCAAACGCCGGCACCAATGTCGTTTCAATGGGCACCAACGGCGCAGCGTTAACTTACGCCAAAGTGATTGAGCTGATCAAGGCAGTCGAAGAAGACAACGCCATGATGACCAGCGCCAATTTCCTGACCAATCCTAAAGTGATTGCTGCTTTGCGTACCATCAGCAAGCAGGCTTCCGGTGTTGAAGGCAACTTCATCATGGATCCACAGGGCACTGTACTGGGTTCAAACGTAGCATCAAGCACTCTTGTTCCGTCTAACCTTACCAAAGGCACAGGCACAGCATTAAGCGCATTGGTATACGGTGATTTCTCTCAGATCATGCTTGGCTTCTGGTCAGGTGTTGATGTGGTTGTTGATCAGTCAAGCCTGTCAACTTCTGGCGGAACGCGTCTTGCATTCTTCCAAGATCTTGACGTTGCTCTGCGATATCCTGAGTCTTTCTCAGTAATCAAAGACATAATCGCAAGCTAAACAGGGCGGGGAGGGCTTCGGCCTTCCCCAATCTTGGGGGTAAAATGCAGATAATAATCAACATTCCATGTCATGTTCGCGGTGTTCCACGATCTCGCGGTGACGTTTTAACGGTATCAGAAGCAGAAGCGCGGCAATATGTCAGCTCTGGTCATGCTGCTGATTTTGAAGTTGAAGAAAAAAAGACCTTGAAGAAGGCAGTTGAGAAAGTAGCCAAGCGATGAGCTTAGAATTTGACTCTGATTTTGACGGATACTTTGACGCGCTATACGGTCACGGCGAAGTATGCACGTTCACGCCTGAAGGCGGAGCGGCGGTATCGATCAAGGTTATATTAGATCAAGAGTATTTTGAAGTACCCGGCGAGAGTGTCGGGGTAAATAGCAGCCAGCCGATAGTTTACGGCAAGGCGAAAGATTTGAAAGCGGCGAAGTACGGCGATCAGCTAAGTTTTGCAGCTATAAAGGATTTAAGTGGGAACACGATCAAAGCCGCCACGATCTACAAGGTCACAGGCGTGCAACCGGACAACTCTGGCTTGATCGTCTTGACGCTCACAGACACCACCGCAGCCGGGGCGTTGCGCCGGGAAAGCATCAATGTGGCCGGGGGTAACTAATGCACGTTAGACAGCAAATTAGAGAGCATGTCGGCACGATATTAACTGGCCTAACGTCAACAGGCGACAGGGTGTATCAGTCAAGAGTTTGGCCGCTAAATGCCGACACGATGCCGGCGCTTTTAGTGTACACGACAACTGAAACGTCAGAAACTGACACAATGGGGCCGACTCTTACTTTGAACCGAGAGCTGGTCTTGATCGTCGAGGCATACGTTCGTAACATTACAGTTTACGACGATCTTATAGACACGATTTGCAGTGAAGTAGAAGTCGCAATGGCTGCTGATAGAACGCTTGGAGGGCTGGCAAAGTTTAGCTATCTCTCTGGGACAGACATCAGCTACAACGGTGAGGGTGAGCAGCCGGTCAGTATTGTAACGCTAGAGTTTGCGATACAATACAGAACAGCAGTAAACGCTCCAGATATAGGTGTATAATATGCAATTGCAAAGTCCTGATGGAAGCACAAAGATAACCGCTCACCCATCGAAAGTTGAATCATTCTTGGCTCGCGGATGGGAGCCGGTTAATCAAAAGGTGAAGCCGAAAGCGAAAGCGAAAGCCGAGCCACAAAAAGAGGTTATATAATGGCTACTCATACAGGTACAGCAGGAACAATTAAAGTCGGCACTGCCGCAGTTGCAGAGCTGAGAAGTTTCAGCATTGAAGAAACGGCTGACACCGTAGAAACCACCGTAATGACTGATTCGGCGCGAAAATTCAAGCCTACGCTGACATCTTTCAGCGGCTCAGCAGACGTTTACTGGGACGAAACAGACACCGCCGGTCAGGTGGCTTTGTCTGTTGGTTCTGAAGTTACCATCGGATTCTATCCAGAAGGCGATGCCGCTGCTTCGACTTACTACACCGGGTCAGCTATTGTGACTGGCGTTAGTCGTTCAAGTTCTTTCGACGGAATGGTAGAGGCATCTATTTCCTTGCAGGGTAATGGCGCACTCACCACTAGCGTTGTAGCTTGAGTATTTTAGACAAGGCAAAGTCGCATTATCAGAGCGTCTTGGCTGCTGACCCGAAGCCTATTGAGATCGAAGAATGGGGCGGACGCTATTATGTACGTCCTCAGATCTCGGTTAAAAAGAAGATGGAGATACAGCAACGTCTAACTTCTGACAAGATGGACGAAGGTCTTGCTCTGACGGTGATATACTATTTGTGTCAGGAAGACGGCGAGTCCTGTTTTACAAAACCGGAACTCACCGAAATTGTGAGATCTGTCGATCCGGACGTACTGATTAGGGTTGCGGGTGAAATCGCTGACATGCAGCCGAAAGCGGAAGATCTCGAAAAAAACTGATAGACGACGATGCTCTACTCTTCGCCTACCAACTTGCGGAACATTTACACAAGACGGTTGATGAGATCACAGAGATGAGCATGGTCGAGTTTCAAGGCTGGGTTGCGTACTTCAAGGTGAAAAATGGCTAATCCTGTAAGAATTCCGATCACAGCGACCAACAAGACCGCTCAAGCCTTCGCTCAAGTGAACAAGGGCTTGAAGTCAATGGGCAGCTTCGCGGGGCAAACCGCGATGAAGATCGGAAAGATCGGTATTGCCTTCGCCACGGTCGGCGTTGCAACTGCCACAGTCATGACCAAATCATCAATGCAAACCATTGACGCGCTTGCAAAGACTGCTGACCAACTGGGAATCAACACAGAAGCGCTCGGCGGGCTTCAACACGCGGCCAACCTTGCAGGCGTGGAAAACAAAACATTTGAAAAATCTTTGCAGAATCTGGCAATCGGGGTATCTGACGCCGCAAATAATACGGGCGTTGCGAAAGATGCCTTCCTTGAATTGGGCATCAGCGCAGCAGCACTTGAAAAACTACCGCTAGATCAGCAAATGCTGGTTGTCGCAGACGCGATGAAAAACGTCAAGTCTCAGACGGACAAGGTGCGGATAGCAGCAGATTTGTTTGGCGCTCGCGGCGTTGCAATGCTTAACATGATTTCAGGCGGTTCTGGCGACCTCAGAGAGATGGCGGCAGAGGCTGAACATCTTGGCATTACCATGTCGCGGGTCGACGCGGCACAGATTGAGGTTGCTAATGATGCCGTCTCAAGGGCCACGGGAGTTTTCACCGGGCTTGGCAACCAACTCGCAGTGTCGTTCAGTCCGATCATTGCAGGGGTTGCGGATTCGTTCAGGCAATCGGCGTTAGACTCTGCTGAATTCGGAGACGTAGGGCAGAGGGTTGCTGACGCTGTTGTCAGGGGTTTTGCCCAAGCGGCTGACGTTGTTCACAATTTAAAAATCGGATTTTTGGAAGCAAAGCAGACCGTGCTTGGATTCGGTGCGGCTATGGTTGGCAAGCTGGTTCCCGCACTTCAGGTTTTCATCGATGTTTACAACTCGATAGCGAGTGTGCTTGGCGGCGATCAGATTGCATCAAATCCGCTTGAAGATTTCCTCACTGGTATTAACTCATCAATTGCCGAGACAAAAAAACAACTTGCCGAACTTGGCTCACAAGAAATGCCAAGCACAGGGATCGAAGAGTTTTACGAAAAGGTTAAGGCGAAAACTAGAGAAACAGCCGAAGTGATTGCCAAGGACGCTGTTGGCAAAGTTATTCTTGAAGATTTGGACACTAATGGCCCGGCCATACTTGAAAGACTAACATTTAACCAAGAGCAGCAAATCGAAGGCCAGAAACGATTGGCCGCGTTTAATCAGAAATCAGGCGTGGCGCAAACAAGCCAAGTTGTAGGTGAGTTAGCCAATCAGTTTTCAGCAATTGCAAGCAATAACAAAAAACTATTCGCGGTCAACAAAGCATTCCAGATTGGTCAGGCGATCATGCAAACCTATTCTGCGGCTACCTTGGCGCTCGCTAGTTACCCACCGCCTCTGGGCTTTGTTATGGCCGCTGGAGCAGTTGCAAGCGGACTCGGGCAGGTTGCTCAGATCAAATCGCAATCGTTCGAGGGTGGTGGCTTCACTGGTCGCGGAGCGAGAGCAGGTGGGCTGGATGGAAAAGGTGGATACATGGCGATGGTTCACCCAAACGAGTCTGTAATCGACCACACGAAAGGCCAGACCGGTGGCGTGACTATTGTCAACAACATTGACGCGTCTGGCGCTGGCCCAGAAGTAGAAGAGAAAATCAAAAAAGCAATGGAGCAAACGAGCGCCGCAACTATCGCTCAGATTCAGTCATTGATGCAGAGGCGAAGATTCGTATGACCATTTTTTCATTTCCGCAAATCACGCCGACATCAAGCAGCTTTGAGTTAGTAACGAACACGAAAACATTCCGCTCGCCTATCACCAACGCAGTACAAACGGCCAATCGTCAGGGTTCTCTGTGGAAAGTTGGGATGTCGTTTAACAACTTAAGCGGCGATGACAGATCGGATATGCAAGCGTTCCTTGCAAAACTCAACGGGCAGGAGCATCGCTTTGCGCTGTACGATCATTCATACACTCGCAGGGGATTTGGTGCAGGCACGTTAAGCGTCAATGGAGCCAACCAAAGTGGTGCAAGCCTTGTTTGCGTAACTACAGGCTTTTCAATCACAAATTATTTCAAAGCCGGTGATTATATATCTTTCAATAATGAGCTTCACATGGTCACGGATAACGCCAGCTCAGACGGGGCAGGAGCTATTACTCTCAAAATAGCGCCGCCGATCAGAAAACCGACTATCAACAATCAGTCAATTGATTACACGGGAACGGTTAACGGTGTATTCATGCTGGCATCGAAATCTGGCTGGAGCAATGAACTCGCCGGGCTTTCATCGTTCAGCATTGATGCTGTCGAGGATGTTTTGGCATGAGCAGACCATTTTTACCTGCTAGTTTGGCCGCGTTTGATCTGCCATACGTTACCGTTTTGACTTTTGTGAAGTTGGAGTTTGCCGCCGAGACGGTATACGTTCATAACGGAATCGGATCTTATACATGGGGCGATGAGGATTGGCTTGGCGTGGGAAGTCTTGGCTCAGTATCTCAGCTAGAGGAAGGCTCAGACGTTAGCCCGTATTCAATAACGCTCACGCTGTCGGCGCTTGATGCAACGTTGTCCGGTCAGGCGCTGAACGAAGATTATTTCATGCGCCCCGTCACGGTTTACGTCGGTGTTCTGTCGGCAGACGATGAATTGCTCGATGATCCGCTGCCAATGTGGGCCGGTTTCATGGATGTCATGAGCATCACGGCTGGGCAAGAAGGCGGCTCTGGTGACCAGATCGTTGTCACCTGCGAATCTGAACTGGCGGCGTTCGATAGGTCTGCTAACTTAAGGTATACGAACCAGACACAACAACGGCTCTATCCTTCAGATACTTTCTTCGAGTTCATGCCAAAAATTGAAGGGCTGAAAATCAAATGGCGCGGCGATTCAGACAGCGGTGGAACGGCAGGAGGTGGTAGGATTGGCGACCCGCTGACTCGGGAAATGCACTAATGGTTCTCCAAGCATTGAATTCATGGAGGAGGCGACAGTTTGAGTACGGCGATTCAGATTGCTGCCAGTTCGTTGCTCATGTGCTTTTGGAGCTAACCGGAAAAGATTATATTCACGCTTTCGGGTACAATAGCGAGAAGGGCGCTGAAGAGATTTTGGCCGAACACGGAGGATTGGAGGGGCTAGTTTCCTTTGCGCTTCAGAAGCTGCCAAGCGAAGATTTCGGCGACGGTGATCCTGTTATTGTTGATCTGCCTATTATCGGCGAAGCGATGGGCATAAAATTCGGAACGGAAGCTGTTTGCTTGACGAAAAAGGGCATGGCTAGAGTCAACGAAAGATACATCATCAAGGGTTGGAAGATATGCCACCAGTAATTATAGCAGTTGTCTCAATTGGATCAGCGGTGATCGGGGCCGTTGGCGGCGCTGCTTTTCTGGCTGGTCTAAGTCTTTCTGCTTTTGTTGGCGTAACGTTGGTTGCCGGTACAGCTATAATCGCTGGCGGGGCAATGCTTGCCACAAAACTTATGTCAATTGACATGCCGGGCGTCCCAGACACTGACAAGTCACGACAGGTAACGTCAAAAAGCACTGTCGAACCGATGAAGATAATTTATGGTCAGGCGCTGGTGTCTGGGCCGTTAGCTTTCTTGGGATTATCGGGCGACGACAACGAAGACCTTCATCACGTTATTGCGCTTGCAGGCCACGAAGTCGAAGCAATTACAGACGTTTGGCTTGATGATGAGGTAATAATCAACCCAAACGGGATAGTTACTTCTGGAACATTTGGGCCGGTTACTGTGACGGTTGATGTTCCGATATTTAACGGCATAGAATTTCCAAACATTCCGCAAGTTCAAGTTTACAAATATCTTGGCACCGCTGATCAAACCTATGATCCAATTCTTGTTTCGAGGTTTGCTGATTATAGTACCAACAATAAAGGCCAAGGAATCGCGTATATCCACACGATTTTCACGCTGTTGGAAGCCACTGTAAGCCAAGAACTTTGGGGCAAGTATTCACCGAACAACATTCGCGCTTTGGTCAAAGGTCGGAAAGTATACGATCCACGCCTTGACGTAGCTGCTGGTAATGCTGCTGGCGCAAATCCAGCCAATCCAAGTTATATAGCCTACTCGGACAACCCAGCTTTGTGCGTAGCCGATTACCTAACCAATAAACAATTCGGTATGGGCGTGGCAACAAATAAAGTCGATTGGCTTGAGGTGATTATAGCAGCCGACGCTTGCGATGTTTCCGTACCAGTTCCGGGAGGCACTGAAAAGCGATTCACCGCGAATGGCGTTTTGTTTGGAACTGATCCACACATGACCAGCATCAACAAGCTGCTGAGTTCAATGAATGGTTCGCTGGTATACTCTGGTGGCGAGTACATCATCAGCGCAGGCGTGTATCAGGCACCGACTCATGTATTGACCGAGGATGATTTGGCCGGGTCTGTGACGGTTAAAACATCTGTTGAACGAGCAGACAGATTCAACACTGTCAAATCTATCATTATCGACCCTGCTCAAAACAATAAATCGGTCGAGGTTCCACGGGTTCAACTGACCGCCGCGTTTAATCGTGACAACCAAGAGACTTTAGAGCGCGAAATAAATCTGCCGTTTACCAATTCAAGCTACATGGCTCAACGAATTGCAAATAAGCTGATTCAGATGAGCGACCAGCAAAAGCTGCTGACGTTTCCAGCTAACCTTTCAGCAATGGCAATCACGGTCGGTGATCGGGTTGAAGTAAATATTGAAGAGCTTGGCTTTTCGTCTAAGGTCTTCCGTTGCATGGGTTGGAGCTTTACAGAAAGCGGTATCTCTTTAACGCTTGCAGAAGATGACCCCGGAAGCTACGCAGATCCTGACGCGATAGAATATTCAACTATCAGCGCGGCGGGTATTATCACAAACGGATTTCCCGGTGTACCTGATCCGCAAAGTCTGATCGCGGTTGCAGGCGTGAATTCAATTGATTTGAATTGGCGAAATCCAAGCAACACTTCAAGGTTTTCAAGTGTAATTGTTTATGCTTCTTCGACCGATCAATGGTCAGATGCTGTCGAAATTGGTCGAGGTATAATCACATCTTTTAAACATGACGCAAGCACCGAAGCAGACTCGATAACTTCCGGTGATCAGCGTTGGTATTGGATCAGAGCAATTGGTATAGGTTCTAGCGCCAACGTATTCAGCGACCGAAATCCAGACAACGACCAATCAAACGTCACGGCAACCGCGCTGACAAACATAGCAGATTCTGTCGAGTGGCAAGATGTTTCCAATTTAAACGGTGGCAGGCCATTTGACAACGCGACCGTCGGCGCTACGGCTGGCAGTAATTTAACCGCATCGACAGGCGCACTGCTTGGCGATGATGACGTTTTAAACAGCGTT